CCCATAGGATTTCTAAATGCTATAGGGCTATGTTCAGATTCGTTAGCTACATAATAAGTCGCTATAAGAAAAAACTGACTGTGATTATGCCATGAATAACTATCACCACCATCGAAACAAGTCCACCAAGAATAATTATGCCAGTTCCTTTCTAACATTTGTGTAAAAGGAAAATCACTAAGACTACTTAAATAATCTATTGCGTGTGTATGAATAATTTTTTGTAGTTCAGGAAACTTGTTTATATTAACCATTGGATCGTCTCCTGTAACAATACAATGCTGTCCTTCTTCATTATATACAGATAGTTTCCTATAATGTCTACCCATCTCAGGATTTTTATCTAAATAATATTCGCGTCTTTTATATTCGGCATCAATATCCTCTTGTAAAGAAGGTATTAAATCCATTGCTATATTTGATTTGTGATAAATTGGTATATCGAACATAGTAAATTATTTATATCTAAAAAAGAAGGCTCCCGAAGGAGCCCCCAAAACTTTAGAAGTTTAACTGTCTTCTGCTAAGGATTTGAAATAAGATAAAGTATCATCTTCGTCTTCATCTTCCGTTTTTACAGGAGACGCTACAGGTGCTGCTTGGACTGTTTTCACCTTTTCCATAAAATGTTCGTCCTCGGCATCTATATTATTATCTGCTTGGCTAATAGCTTCAGCAGTAGGAGTTGTTTTAGTCCCTAGAACCATGTCTAGTTTCGCTTTTAACTCCTCATAGGTTTTGAAGTTTTTGTCCGCTACGAGCTCTTGCAAGCTATGTTGTAGTCCCCAAATTTCTTCAATTCTTGCATCGTCTGATGCAATAGGTGCAGGCGAATCAAATTCACTTTTATCATAATTACGATAGCCTTCTACCTGTCTAATTTTTAATTTAAAGTTTGCACCTTCCCAGAAATCAAAAGGATTTACAGGGCTTTCATCTTCAAATTGTGGTTGCATAACATCTTTAACTTTGTCAAAGATTTTCTTACCAAACTTATATGTAAATACTTTACCTACATTGTCTGGATTAGATGAGTCCTCAACAACAATAATGTTAGCCCAATAATTAAGACGTCTTTTTTGTTTACGTGCAATATCTTTATTGGCTTCAACACCTGAATTCCAAAGTTCGGAGTTTAGTTCCGAAACAGGGTCTGCTTTGTTGAGTGTTGTAAGAGAGTTTTCAATGTACCATTTGCCTCCAGGTCCTTGGAACCCATGATTCCAAATTCTTACCCAAGGCATATCCTCTCCTTTAGGAGCAGGCAAAAATCTGATAACAGCATAACCGTTACCTGCTTTGTCTACTGTGGGTTTCCACTCTTTACCATCATCTTGATTGAAGTTGGATTGTGGATTTGAGATTTTCTCGACTTCTTTCATTAGATTATCGAACTTACCGCGAGAATTCCTAAGTTCACTAAGTGTATTAAACGACATATTTTCCTCCGTATTTGCGTTGTATATTGTTTTTTACGTTGTATAAGAAACATTCCTGTTTCTTGCAATATTATTTATAAGGTCTATGTATTTTAAATACAACGGATTGGTACTCTTTTTAGAAATAAACGGTGCATATTTCTCTATCAAACGTACGAAGTCTGACAATACCAAATCCTCCTTATACTCATTACAAAAATTCAAATTCCTGTTTATTATCACAACCGTTTCTAAAGTAATTAAATTACCTAGTAACATTTTTAATATTAAAGGATGGTCACCTTGTGTACTATCCTCAATATTATCTTTTTCCATTCTTAATTGAATGGCATAAAGATCCTGCTCAAATTGATATGCTAGTTTTTCTTGTTTTGATTGCCAATGTTTGTAAGTGTCAAACGCTTGGGCGTCAAATACGCCTCCCCACCTGTCACCACTAACAAAGTTAGCAACAAGCATATCAATAATTTCTTGTCTACTAAAGTCTCTTGCAAGTTTTCGTATAACAATTAAATCCTTCCGTTTTAAAAATGTATCTTTTCTACCTTTGGCAGCAAATTTATGTTTAGTTATATCGTAGCTATCAGTTGTAAAATGTAACTTTAAAGCTAGATATATTTTATAGACATCAAATGGTTCCATCAATCATGTAAATTATGATAATCATCTACAATCGTAGTAGCCACATTATATAATCTTCCTACAATATTTTTAGGGTCATTCTCTTGATCCCATGTGATTTCTAATTGTTTTTCAATTCTGTCCTTCATATTTTCCCACGTGTCTCCAATGAACACTTCATGTCCATTTTGGCAAGACGGACAATGTTTTTTATCTTGTTCTTTAGCAGAACAAAAAAGATAAGGTGGCATAAATTTTGTAATTAACATAACTATCATTGCCTGATTTCGTATAGAAATATTTGGATGTATGTCTACTAAAGTATCTAAATAGGACGCAACCCAACGCATTCCTGTTTTTGCGAATTGTTGATAATATTGTAAAAGTCCTTTTGAAGTTCCTTCAGTAGGTATCACTTTATATGCATCAACTACTGTGTCAATATATTCGTTTAATAAACTAATAAATTCCTGACAATCTCTTTCGTAATCATAATATGTGTAATCTGCATCACAATACTCTGGCCATCTTCTTATAGGAACTATAAGTCTTGCTAGTGCATATGTAACATATGGTTTACCTTCAAATTGCTCTATTAATTTTTCTTGAGCCTCCTTAGCAGTCATTCCTCTAAACTCGTATGGTGAAGGTATATCCTTAGCTTCCCCCTTAGGAATTATTTCTAAGTATTTGTTCATAGCGGCAACGAATTCTTTTTCTTTTCTTTAAGTAAATTTAAATCTAAAGCTTCTTGCTTAATTTTGTTTTTTAATGATGCAGTTAAAAATTTGCTTACACTTTCAACTTCAATTTCCTTCTTAATACAGTAATCAGTTAGCATATCTAAACATCCTGTGTCTGCGTTAAATGCCATCTTTTCAATGTATTGAGAAAATTCAGTTGTAGTATTAAATTCTTTTGTAACTAAAAATACATCTGAGAATTTTTTATCTGTCATTTCTATTGTGTTATCTATTACTATCTGTGGTTTCATTATGTTTCCTTAATATCCAATTTTCTATATACGCATTAACATCATGTGTCGCCTCAATATAAGGGTTTTGACAATATGTTCTAAATGCTTCACCTGGTCTATCCCATGAATGTACAACAGAAGTATCAAAACTATCTGCTATAGACAAAATGGTTTTAGGATCTCCACTTCCAAAATGTGCAACATCTGGAGCTGAAGGATCTGCTAATAATTGTAACAAACCTTGAACTACATCATCTACGTGCGTGAAATCTCGCTCTTTATCACCTTTGCCAAATATTGTTAAAGGCTTTCCTTCTAAATAATCCTTTTTAAATTTACGAACTACTGTGCTATATTCACCGTAGTCTGCTTCACCTGGTCCGTAAACATTGTAGAAATACATTTTTACAAAGTCTAAGGCATATAAGTTCCTATATAAATTTAATATATTTTCGCATACAATTTTGCTAAAAGTATAAGGATTCTCTATTGCTTCACTATACTGCGTGCTACTAGATGTTGCAAAGAATAATTTACAATTAAATACTCTCGCCCAATCTGAAACAGCAGTTGTTGTTGCCACATTGTTATTTATTGTTTCTGTAGGATACTCTAACGCTCTCCTTACCCTTGGACTATTTGCTAAATGAAATATCGCTACGGGAGGTTCTACGTAAGGTTGATGAGGATTAAATGTACTGACATCATGTTTATAATATTCTACATTAGGATGTTTTATATACCAATCCCCTGTTCTATTATCATCTATTACAGAAACAGAAAAACCATTATCCAATAATCGTTGTGTAAGGTGTGAACCAATAAATCCACAACCGCCAGTTACTATTATATGTGGCATATCTGTTAGCATAGTTCTATTATAGATGCTTTATATGTATAAGTCAAGTAGATATGTTACCAAAAAGTAAGTCGGTAGAGTTTCATGTCCACCGACTTACAAGTCTTTTAAAAATGATTTATTGAAGCGTACATTATGAACGCTGGTATGGCGAGAGGTAAAGTCATTAATGCTACAAATTCAACCGCATCGCAGAATAGACAAACTTTGTCGTTTTCTCTTAGTCGTTCGACTTTAAGCACCATGTTCTTCGCAACCCGCAGTGCTGCTGTGGCCATGGCCTTTCTCCTAAATAAGTTATAATTATAAGTTATTATAAAGTGACTCTATAATAACGTTTTATTTATAATGGAAATACTCTTGAGTTGTAATATTTTTGTGATAAATGGTATAGCATCTTTTACTCCTCGCATATAGTACACCAACCATCATAGTCCGTGTCTTGTAGGTCTGTTTCGTTTACATATAGCTCTACTTGCTCAATAATAAATCCTTGTGTAGCAGTGTCCCAATGAAGTTCCATGTTGTAGAACTCCCCATCAATAGTAATCTTCTGTAGCAGTACAGCATTCTGAGCCATGTGAATCTTATCCAGGCTTCTAAAGTCAATGATATTAGGGTCACTAATAAAGTTACTACCAGGCACCTTTTCTACACAAAATTTACCTGTTACTGAGTTATATGTACCTGCTGTAGTGTATGCTACCACTTCTAAAGTATGATATCCTTCAGCAAAGTCTTTAAAGTTGATAGTTTGCGCCCACCCAGAGTATTCAGAGTTTAGTGCATTAGGATATACATTATATACATCTACTCTCTGTCCGCCTACAGGAACCTCGGAATAAAACTCCCCATCAATATAAATCTCAACCATATCCACGAACAAAGTGGGATGGAAAGACCAGCCACGAATCTGTCCTATCTGTCCAATACTACTGTTGTATTGAGGCGTCTCTAGAGTAATTTTTAGATTGTTATCTAGATATTGTGCAGCGCTCGGTAAAGAAAAAATACTTAGAGCAACTGCTGTAAATAAAAACTTCATTGTTCACTTCTCCTTAGTTTCATGTATATGTACTCCGTATAGGTAGCACATATTAGGATACTAAAATGGTGGGCCCGGGAGGACTCGAACCTCCGACCAATGGATTATGAGTCCACTGCTCTAACCAACTGAGCTACAGGCCCTGTTTATAAAATGGCGCGCCCGGTAGGACTCGAACCTACAACCTATAGCTTAGAAGGCTATTGCTCTATCCAGTTGAGCTACGGGCGCTTAATTTTCTAATTCGTAAGCGTCCCTAGCTTCTATAAGTTGTGGTACAAATTCATCTCTTGTAGCAGTAAATACTGCAGGAGCGTCATCTTCCATTGCCATAATAATAACAGATTGACTAACAGGAATTCCTGTTCTTTCCTCAAACATTATGGCATAAGCAGAGCATTGTATAAAATAATTATAACAGTTGCTTCTTGTTTTTCTTTTCTTAGATGTTTTGAAATCTATGATTGACAGTTTGCCATTATATTCTGCAATACAATCTGCTTGTCCGCCTAATCTTAAATGGTCTGAATACATTGTCTGTTCTATAGACTTAACATTATCAATATCATTTAGTAGCGGGCGCATTGCCTCATACATTTCTACATCTAATAAACTTAACTTGCTTTTGTCCTCATATTCATTACGAAGAGCATTCTCACATAAGGTATGGAACTTTGTTCCTCTGGCAGTAGCAGTTCTACTAATTTTATTAGCTTCTGCCTCTCCTACTCTTTGTCGCCACGCTTGTACCCAAGGTTTAGACTTGTGAGATAAAATTGTTGTAACAGAAGGATAATGTTTTCCTTCTGGTGTGAGATACTTTCTAGAACCTTCTATGTTCTCTCTTTTTAATTGTTGTATTTCTATAAAATCGTGTGTGAATTTTTTATCCATAATGTAAATATGATGACATTATATATTTGTCATCCTCCTTTGTTTTGTGTCCTATATGTGGATACTCCCATGTTGGCGGGAATATTACAACGGAACCTTTTACTGGAGTTGCTCTTACTCCTTGTCTTGTGAATTCTGTTTCTCCATCACAATTATTTAAATAAAATAAGAAAGCTAAAAATCTTTGAGCAGTTTCCTTATTAGCAGCATCTATGTGTAGTTTAAAGTCTTGTGAACTATTTTTCAAGTATCGTTTTACCCTAAATTCTTCTACGGTTCCAATAGAAGGAAAAATGGTTAGTTGTAGTTCAGCAGCGTAATCACGTACGCACTTTTTTATTGCTTCTATGACTTCATTATGTCTTTCCTGACCATCCATTAGATTCTTATAATCAGCAGTAAAGTTATATTGAGTGAAGTCCATTATGTGGTCTTTTATAGCTTGATGTTTTTGTTCGCTTTCATTAAATGTACTGATAAGGTAATCACATAAGTCATCACTCAATACATTTGCATACTGTCTTATCATAGTGCAGCTATTTTCTCCAAATACTCATCTACTTCTCGCCACTCCAAACGACCCATAACATCATCGCCCCAATTAAATTTAGAGGCGCCCATAAACTCATCATCAAGTCCTATAGGTGCTATTTCCCAACGGTTATCTCCGTGTTTGCCTTTGTATGGTCCTCCATAAGAACCATCATGACATATTACACTACAACCATATCCGTTCTTAAATTTATAAGTTCGAACCACACCGTTATAGTGTGGCTTTTGAACCATTGTCATTTGCAAAACTTTAGTCATTTCTTTCTCCTATTCCCCAATCTATAACTACGGGGAATCTTGGTATATTATCTACAGTTCTTTCAAAGTATCTACAAGTAACCCAATTAGGTTTTACTTCCTGCTCTAATAGAGCTTTAAGTGTTGCTTGATTGCCTCTGACTCCACTCTTAAATGTTTCTTTGCCATCTGTAAGAATAAAGTGTTTAGCATATCCTGCCCAATTACCAGAACCCTCTAATACTTCAATTACTTCAAACTCTTCTGTAACGAACTCTTTTCTTTTCAGTAAGTTCTTACTTCTTTTGTTTTCGTAAGGACTATTGTTACGAA